TTGCTCTAACACTAGTACTATCGTATATTGGGATATAAATAAATAATTAATTAAAGTTATGCGTAAATTAAATCGTACAGCAAAATTGGCGTTCTACAATGCACGTCAAAGACAAGGTGACACCGCTCGCCTAGCAGAAGCAACTGGTTATTCTACCAGTCATGTTTCAAACATCATTAACGGTAACCGTTCGGTGAACCAAGACGTAGCGAACGCTATGTACAATATGTCTCGTCGTCGTATGAAGACTATCGAGCTAGTGGGTTAATACCCAGCCATGTGTGTGTTTTTACAAGTAGGGGCCCAAAGGGGCCCCATCTTGTTGTGTACCATTGTTTGGCTTTGTGGGTAATATTTATTATATTTAGGTATAATTAAAAATATAATATTATGGAAAGATTAGAAATGTTAAGAGAAATGTTTAGTAAGTGTGGGGATGGTATTTTTGTAATGAGGATGGATAATAATGATAGATTTAGAATTTGTAGGGTTGATGGGAGAGTGAATTGGGTTAAGTGTAAAAAAATATTAAATGATAATAATATAAGTTTTATAGAAGGCCATGATGGGTATGGAATGATGATGGGTAGATGTATTGATTTTGATTTTAAAGGGGTTTAACCCCTTACACCTTTGTTTGGCTTAGCCGAACATGGATGTTATATTTATGTATAATTAAAAACACGAATATGAAAAATTTCAGAGAAGAACAAATTAACTCAACTTCAGAGTATTGTATTAACCAATATTGGGAGAAGGAGACAAAAGTAGATGGTGTGAACATTACTTTTCATTATTGGATGAGAAAGGAAGGATGTAAAGGTTTTACAGGTGAAGAACGAATTATGAAGGTAGTAGGAGTTAAGGATGGTAAAAAGAGAATGGTTAGAAGTGTTTGGACAATTAATTTAGGAGAAGAACATTGTATTAAGGACATTATAAATAAATTTAAATAAGATGGATTACGATAAACACACAAACGAAGTATTAGAGCGTTTACAGGCGCATCAGATCCTAGAAATACTAGCCACGGCTAACAAATCGATAGAACAAGCGCTGAAGCAAATACAGGAACTAGAACATAATTCGATGATGTTCCTAGACATGAGACCAACTAGGGAGATCATGGACGACATCAACGCCTTGCACTTGCACCTACACTTCCTACAGTCGGCTAAAAATTTCGCCAAGAACGAGGTACAGGAAATAGGGTTTTACCTTAACTAAACATGTTTGGTTATTGGGTAAGGTGATGTTATATTCATATATAATTAAAAAACAGATATAATATGAAAATTTACCTATTGAAAATTTGGCAGTACGATTCATCAAGTTTTGACTTGAACAATGTAACCTGTTTAGCTTTTAAATCAAGAGATTTAGCTGAAAGGGAAATGGTTAAACATAATTTTGAAATAGCAATTGAAAATGGGGATGTAGATGAAAATGAAGGGTATGACAATTGGGAAATGATTGATTATGATAGTACCTCTTATGAAATTGAGGAATTAGAGGTAATTGAGGATTAAACCTCTCTTACCATTTGTTTGGCCTAACGGGACATGGATGTTATATTCAGACATAATTAAAAAACATAAACACATGAAGACATTTAAGGTAGAAGAAACAGTTTTGAAAACAGTTAAACGAGTTTATTTTGTGGATGCTGAGGATGAGGAAGCAGCAGTTCACCGAGTGATGAGTCATCAGAAGGACGTTGATGAGGAGGATGAGGTGGATGAAGAAGTAATTGATTATGAGGTAAAGAAATACAAATTTAAATAATCTTAAGTTTGGCTCTCGGAGGACAGGACATTATATTTAGATCAATAATAAAAACAGATAACATGAAGACAGTATTAGAACAATTAATGGAGTTAAAAGATAAGATTAGCGCAATCGAAATTGCAGTGTGTGGTGACACCACCTGCGAGGATGCAGCTTGTGGATGTGGATGTGATGAATCACCTGTGGAAGTGGAAGACGAAGGTCCTGAGTTTGATAGCGCTGGTTTCAGTAAAGAGGACCGAGTTGTGGATGGCCAGTACATGGTAACAGAGGATAATAAGTACGTGGGACATGTTCACCTTACCAGAGCAGAAATGATCGACTTCGCCACTAGATTGACAGAACGAGTACTTGATTCAGTTAAGAAAGCGGTTACCGATATGGAATTAAACGCGGATGACGTGGTTGAAATAGAGTTAAATAGCTGGAGTAAAACAATTGAGGTGGAGTTAGACAATAATACACTTGCTAATAATGTTAATAGTGAGATTGAGGATGCGATTAATTTGGATCCGGATTCGATAAGTGATGAGATAGATGATATTTTTGGGGACATGTACCTAGAGAGGATCAGTTAAGTAGTTCATGTGTGTTTTTAATTATATAGGATGTGGGCCCCATAGGGGCCCTTTTCCGTACCTAGGTTTGGCCTCTGGTGAGGGTGATGTTATATTTAGTCATAATTAAATAACACGAACATGAACAAAACAGAATCAAGAAAAGCGCTTAACAAGCTAGTATTTGAAATGGTAACAGGATTAGGTTACGAGGTAGTAGATGATGGAGACGGAGGACGAGTAACGTTTATCAAACCTGATTATAAAAATTATCATGACAGTATTGAGTATCACAAATCACGTTTTGACGTTTGCGTTTTAAATGACGCTAGTGATAAAGTTAAGGAGGATGGTGAGACAATTGAGTGGTTTATTAATATACAAAGAAAAGCATTAGACATATGAGTAAATTTAGAGCAACACAAAACGAATACCATAACGGGTTCCATATGACATTCAAAAATGGATACACTATAAGTGTCCAATTTAGTAAAACCAATTACTCAGACGGTGGTGAGACCACAGCTGAAATTGCAGCATGGGGTCCAGATAGGAAATGGGTGAAACTGAGCGAACATGATGATGTTCGTGGATGGTGTTCACCGGACGATGTACTCGAGGTTATGAATCAAATAGCAAATAAATAAAATGGCAAATAACAACACATCAAACGGAATCGGATTTGGAACAGTATTATTCCTAGTGTTCCTAGTACTTAAATTAACAGGTAACATCGACTGGAGCTGGTGGTGGGTGACTAGTCCATTATGGATACCGCTAGCGCTTATAGTAGTTATAGGTGGAATTGGAGCACTAATATTAATAAGCCGAAACAAATGAAACGCCTAGTAATACACCCGACAGACGAGTCTACAGACTTCCTAGCGCCGATATACAACCGCTTACCAGACGTCACACTAGTGACTACAGGATGTAGCCGCCTAGATATCATGGATATGATAGACGAGCACGACCAGGTGATCATGTTAGGCCATGGAACGCCAGGTGGACTGCTGAACGTATCTGGATTCAGAACAGGTATGTACATTGTGGATTCACTGGTAGCGGAAGCGTTAGCGCACAAGGACAACAGCATATTCATCTGGTGCAACGCCGACCAGTTCGTCCATCGCTACAATCTCAAGGGCATGTACTCCGGAATGTTCATCAGTGAGGTAGCGGAAGCGTCTTACTTCAAGATACTGACCGACCAGGATACGGTAGACAGATCCAATGATACGTTCGCACAGTTGCTGGGAGAGCGATTACTGGTGTCAGACGCTCTGGAGGATATCCATGCTAGTGTGGGACAGCAGTACCAGTTGCTAGCGGAGACAAACGACATCGCCAAATACAATAGCGACAGATGGTACGTTTCCTTATAGTAGCGCTCATGCTAGCGGGATGTTCCCCGACGACAACAGACATATATTGGGTGAGCCAGTATGGTGAGACGGTTCCGATCGTGATAACAGATACAACACTTGTGGACACTTGTTTGGCTCCGCGCCCAGGTGATGTTATATTTAGGTATAATTAAAAACAGATATAACATGAAATTTAGATCAGACAATGAAGCCCCAGTTACAGCAACTGAAGTAGCAATCGAAAACATTTTAGTAAACAACGGTTACGATGTTAGTGATATCCAATTCCGTATATTCAAAGACAACGAACGTTATTTGAGAATCGGTTACTGGCAACGCTTAAACGAAGACATTAGAGCGCAGTTATCAGGTCTGGTAGTATCTGAGTTTGATATGTACGATGACGATTGTGGTTACTTATTCAGTTACGAAATTAAACACTAATAAAACATACGAACATGAAACGATTTCAAATTAAATACACTGGTGAGACAATGGACAAGTTCCCCGAAACCAGATACTGCAACTGCCCAGCAACAGCAGACGCATATGAGGTACTAGACTGGAATGGTGCTAGCCGAATAGTAGGTACAATTGACATGTGTGAAGCATTCGTACGCTCATATTTCCAACAATGATGACAACGATGAGCTACAACGCCGCACTAGTGATGATGGAGGTCCATCGCCAGCAAGTGCCACATGGTGAACTGTCACCTAACCTAGTGAAGACGATCGCCGATGAAATTCATGTGTCGCTGACTAGTGAAGAGGTGGTTTACATTTCTGACCACGCTTGATCCTCCTGTGTCGCGGGAGTGCGCGTGTACACGGTATGTACATATACAGTACAACGTAAGCGCTACCATGCGCGTTGATATCCATATACCCGGTAGTCCTGAAACTCCTGGGAATGGATTAACCTTCAGATCATAAACGATCTTTACGCGCCGATTTGTATATACATATATATTACCCACAACCACACCCCAATTTCCAAACTAACTCCTTCAATCAAAAATCGCAAGAAATGAAAAAACTCCTTTAACAAAAAGTTTGGCATCGAGTGAGTATATACGTATATTCATATATAAAATAAAAACATATGATTTCATCAAGAGCAATTAGAAAAGGCATTACTATCAAATTTGATGGTAAGGTAGTAGACAAAGCAGTGGTAGTAGAAGCGAGTAAAACATGGGAACCTAAGCACGCAACGCTGTTCACGAAGTTGCTAAAGCAGGGTGGTAAATTCACTGCTAACGGCGTTATAGTCGAAGTAATACCACAGGAACAAATGTTAACTTCACGAGGTGAAAAAGATGGTGGCATCATCACTTCAGATCCTTTAGCACGATTTTAAACTAAATAATTATGGAAGCAAAAGAAAAAGCAGAACAGTTAGTAAACAAAATGTTCAATTGGATAGCAGGTGGAAGCGTAATAGAATATGAAATGGCTAAAGAATGCGCTTTGATAGCAGTAGATGAGATATTAAAAGTAGCGTCATTTTACAATGATTCACAAGCCGAAGTAACTTATTGGAACGAAGTAAAACAAGAAATTGAAAATCTTTAAATTATGGAAGGTAAGTATGTAATCATAGATCTAAGAAATATGGATTTTATGAAGGATGAAAATGGTACTATAAAATACTATGATACCGAAGAAAAAGCAAGTCTTATATGTGGTATACATGAGCTTGAGAACGCTTGGGTAATGAAATTAATTTATAATCATATAGAAGCACAATGATGGATCAAATAGGTTATGGTATATTGTTTGCCTTACTAGGACTAGCAATAGCGTTTATAGTATATATTGGGGTATGGATGCCTAAAGATAAAATGAAGGGCCACGCCGGTAGAGGCAAATGTAAATGTTGTAAAGATTAAAAAATTAGCCCCGCTCGCGAGGGGATCGTAAAACACAGTAAGCCTCTGACATAAGCTCAAGTAACTGTTCTCATCGTATAGGAGATAGAGTTAGCCTTCTCGACGTCGTTTAAAAAGGCAACTATTAGTAAACTTTAGTACCCGTACTGAGGACGTAGGGCTAAGTAAGATACAATTCCGTCCCGCAGGGAGTAGAATGCTAAAGAACTGATAGTAATATAGTCAGGTGGCGTTTTGGAAAGCGCGGCACCTTCCAGGGTTGAGATTAACAGCTAATGGCACTCAAAATGATAAAGCTGAAGCAGGTTCGATTCCTGTCCTGACTACTAAAATTAAAATTATGGCAAAATTAACAATAGAATTTGACCTCGTTGAGGAAGCAGAAGGAATACACTCTGCACTATACGGATACAAGTATAGAAGTTTACTTTGGGAACTAGACCAAAAACTACGTAGTGTCCACAAATACGGAAGTGCGTTACAAGGTCAAGGTGAAGCAACATCTGAAGAAATGGATGTATGTTACCGTCTAAGAGACGTTATTAGAGAAATGCTACAAGAAGATAACTTAACAATAGAATAATATGATTTCAATTATTGGATGGGCCTTACTAACAGGCCTACACACTCTCAACATTCGTTTACACAAAGATGAACAAAAAGGATTTTGGTATAAAACATCTTGGTTTTTCTTAGGTTGGTCATCACTATCACTTTTATATGCTATTGGTGATGCTATTATAGCTAGCCTATAAATCGTATATACGTATTAAAGTGCAATAAGATGGGGTCCACGCATGGACCTCTCTTACTTTTTTAATATTTATAACCATGATTAAACTCACTGACTTACTTAAAGAATTAGACCTACGTAGTGGAGACCTAGATGATAATATCACCCTAGAACAGGTATTAATAGCATTTTTAGAAGACTTTCAAATACCTGAAGATGAATTCTTTACTGTAAGTAGAGGTAAGTTTAACTCTGAGGACTTTGATCTAAAACCTGGTGCTACATTCAATCCTAAGATACTTAAGAAAACAACTCTTATATCTGATGGTGATTATGAGTTTATAGTCCCTTCTACTTACCGTGGTACTTTATATTTAGTAAATACTAAAGGTACTACTTTAGATGATTATGTTATAGGGCAAGTAGAGGTAGAAAAAATATATATCAACGCGAATTCCGGGCGTACTAAGCCATATCGCATACCTGGTGCAGAGATACATTTAACATATGTTAGCCCGAAGTACCGCGGCAAAGGACTAGGCGTTAAGATGTATACTATGTTATTAGAAGCATATAAAACAATTTTCTCAGATAACATCTTATATCCTGGTAGCTGGAAGTTATGGATTAGTAAATTGGCTCCTATAGGTTTAAAACAAGGTAACTTTATTGGAGGTGAAGTAGGAGGAATTATTGTTCCGTTTACTCCTGAAGATATAAGTGATGCTAGTTTGATGGAAGGTATAGGAGTAGACCACTTAATACTATCTACTGAACCGCCTCAAGTATTACTCGACATTAAACAAGCATTATCAGGTTTATCTCTATCTAAAGGGGATTATGGTATCTATGAAATGAGAACTTCAAATCTTAAAGTAACTCAATTAGATGAAATTGTTGACCAAGTTGGTTCGATTGAAGAAGTAATTGAAGAAGCTGGTTTAATACAAGTAGTTGGATTAAATGATGATGATAACTACCCAGCTATAGTAGTAGCGACTCAGGACGCTTTAGCGGTGATTCGCGAGGTAGGTGACGATGTTACTCTAGAAATCGTCTAATCCATTAATTTTCAACGTTCTAGTACCTTCTTGTAACCTTTCCGGGTGAGTGTTTGGCTTCCTGGTGAATGGATGTTATATTTAATATATAATAATTAATAATAACGACTATGAACACAACAGTAATTGCAATTTTGATTTTGACAGCAGTAATCGCTCGAGTAATCGCGAATAAAAAGGCTGAAGTTAAACCAACAGCTAAACAGGAACTAGTTAGTTTTTTAGGTAATGTGACTGTTAATTTTGCGTTTTATATCGCTTTAACAATCATCTTTGGTTAAGAGTTTGGCTCACCAGGATAAGGATATTATATTTAGGTATAATTAAAAACACAAATAAAGGTTATGGAAAAAAGAAGAGGTCGCCCACCCGGGACAAAGAAACAAGAAGTTAAATTAGAAGTAAGCACAGCTGAACCTAAAAAAAGAGGCCGTAAGGCAGTTCAAAAGATATTTATTGTACCTACAATTGATGCCTTAGAAGGTGAATTTGAAGGTTCAACATCTGAGAAGTTAAAGATATATGCGGACCAGGCAGTTCTTTTAGCTCAGGATATAGATAAGGATCCATGGAGAATGGATTATAGAGAAAAATACAGAAACACAATCAGTCGTATGTGTTCACTAATTCAAGAATTATAAATAAAATAAATAAATAAAGGTTATGCCACTAGATTTAAACAACAACACGTTTTTAACTGCTTCTGAAATTAGAGAGAAAGCAAGTTCAATTTTCACAACTACAAGTGCTCCAGGTACTAGTCAAAAGTACTCACACATTTCAACTAAACAGATCATTGATGATATGGAAGAATTAGGATGGGGTGTGGTGGATGCTAAACAAGTACGCGCCCGTAAAGGTGAAGGTTTTCAAAAACACTTAGTAGTGTTCCGTAACAATGATTTGTTCATTGAGGGTGCTGATGGTGATAATGTGTTTCCACAAATTCTATTAACTAATAGTCATGATGGTAAAAATGCGTTTACATTCACAGCTGGTTTGTTCCGAATGGTTTGTGAGAATGGTTTAGTAATTTCAACTCAAGAGTTTGAAAATATGAAGATTCGCCACTACGGATATGATTTTAATGAGTTACAAACTGTTATTAATACAATGGTAGGAGCGTTACCGTTAGCAGTTGAGTCAATGAATCGTTTCAAACAAACACAACTAGCTCAAGAACAAATTTTAGAGTTTGCTCGTAAAGCGGTTCAAGTACGTTTTGGTGAGGAACATGCGCAAAACATTGCAATTGATTATAACGCCTTAACCACAGCTACTAGACCTGAAGATCGTGGTACTGATTTGTGGAGTGTGTTTAATGTGATTCAAGAGAAAATTACTCAAGGTATGTTTGAGTACCAGTCAGGAGCTAAAGTAAGAAAAGCTCGTAAGATTAAGAACTTCAGACAAGACTTAGATTTGAATGCTAAGTTGTATGAGTTGGCAGCTGAGTTTGCTGCTTAAACAGTTAGTGGTTGAGTATTAAGAAGGGAGCGAAAGCTCCTTTCTCTGTTGTATTTATAATAAACACTTAAACACACAACTATGATGAATTTTAAACAATGGGTCATCGATTTATTTAAAGATGAACGTGGCTCAACTTCAGTTAAACCGGTAATCGCATTACTTGGTGCTTTATTTTTAAGTACAACTATGACTATTAACTCATTTTCTCATGCTGATTTCTCACCAGCTGATAATTTAGTTGACGCTGTATTAATTATAACAGCTATAGGTATGGGTGCTGATACATTGGATAAGTTCTCTTCTCCACGTAAAAAAACGGAAAATACCAACAATACCGGTGAGGATAATATCTAATATATAAAAATATAGATAGTCGTTTAAAGCCGGGTTAAGCCCGGCTTTTTTTATTAATAAGAGTTTGGCTCCCCAATAGATGGATATTATATTCATCATATATAAAAGCTTCTTAAGCATAAAAGGTGATGCACCTGATTTGTACTCAGGATAAGTGGGTTCGATTCCTACAAGAAGCTCTACACTCAAGTGGCGAAAGGATCAGGAGGCCCTGGTCGATGGTAGACGCGACGTATGGTTATAACAACGTGGGTAAAAAATCATCTGAACAAGATGTGGTCATTATAATGGCAGCTCGTGCAGGTTCGATTCCTGCCTTGAGTACAATAGCGCCCTTAGCTCATTCGGTTAGAGCAACTGACTCATAATCAGTAGGTACCTGGTTCGACCCCAGGAGGGCGCACTAAATTTTTTATTATGATTTTATTAACAGTTATTTTACTTATTGAAACAGTTTTATCAATTACTTATCTCTATACTATAAGTAAACGAGTAGAACAATTAGAGAACGAAATAAGTGAGTTAAAAACTCGACATATCAAACAACTATTAAAGGGTTGATTTGATGGTTAAAGCGGCTTAAAGCCGCTATTTCCCTACTTAACATATATTTATATATATGAATATTGACGATATTTTTAACTTATTTAAATCCCCTGAAGAGGAAAATGAGACTACTACCCAGGTAGACATGTCAGATCATCCTATTGTCTGGATGGGGATGTTTAAAAAGTTAATTATAAATTATAAGATATTTAGTAAACAGATGATAGAGTTTTTTGAATCATCTGATCCTAAATTAGATATAGATGATATTAAATTAGCTGGTGGTATGATGGTGTTTACTAGAGCTATGGATCATATTTCTAAAATAGACACCACTAACCAAATGCATCGTGATTGTATTATATTATACTCAGATGAACATTTCTTAAAAGCATTATCGTCAGCACTTTCTCATTTTGAAGATTTAGAAGAATATGAGAATTGTGCTCTTCTTAAAAAAATACAAGACATAGCAAACCCCTCTTAAAAATAGCTTGGCCTTGCAAGTCCTAATTCGTATTATATAAATACGGGTTTTAGGAAACATCTAAAACGTAGGAAATAAAGAACGTGGAATGTGACCACGGGTATATAAATAAATAATAAACGTATGAAAAACAAAAACAACGTATTACATCAATTAGATAAGATAGATAATCTTGCTAATCAATTGAATTTTATTGTTAAACAACAACAACCTTTAGAAACATATATAGAAGGTATTGAAAAATTAAAAGAAATAGTTGAACAAACTCGCTTATTCGTTGAGTCTGAACAAACAATGTATAATTAATATGAATTTAACAGCAGAACAAATCCAACAAAACTGGATAGATTTTGAGGAAACAATCAAATCTTACATCAGTGAACCTCGTTGTTCACAGTTATTAGATTTTTATTCTAAATACTCAGAGCGTATTATGTTAATGCCTGCTGCTCATAAGAAAGAATATCATAATGCTTTCCCAGGTGGTTACGTAGACCACGTATTACGAGTAGTAGATTGCGCTCTTAAATTAAATAATGTTTGGGTTGAAATGGGAGTAGATGAGTATACTTATACTAAAGAAGAATTAGTATTCGCAGCTCTAAATCATGATCTAGGTAAAATGGGTGATGAGCAACATGAAGCATATATCCCTCAGGATGATCAATGGCGTAAAGATAAATTAGGTGAAGACTATAAATTTAATGATCGCTTAGAATTTATGTCAGTACCAGATCGTAGTTTACATTTATTACTTTCTCATGGTATTTCAGTTTCTAAAAATGAATGGTTAGCGATTAAATTACATGATAGTCTATATGATGATGCTAACAAGCCATATTTAATGTCTTGGTCACCAGAAACTAAACCACGTACTTCATTAATTTATATTGTTCACCAAGCTGATTTGATGGCTGCTCGTATTGAGTTTGAGCGTGAATGGAATCCTAAATTAAAAGGTGAAGTTAAAAAAACAAATAACTTTTCAGTTACTAAAGCACCTAAACAAACAATTAAGACAAAAACATTAAGTAATGTTAAGTCTCAAGGTTTAATGAACATGTTAGATAGTATATGATAATATTAACAATAATATTAGGTTTAATGGTCGTGATCTTAGGATTCACGACCTTTAATCTTCTTAAAAAGAATGAGCGTCAAGAAGATATCTTAGCAGGATATATGGAATACTTAAGTAGAATATCAGGCATAATTGAATTATCAGATAAAAAACTTAAAGAAATAGACCATAAAGGCTCATTTGAATCAGATGATGAAATTGGTTTCTTTTTCCAATCTGTTAAACAACTTCAAGAAGCATTAAATGCTTTCCAAATTAAAAATTTATGATTGAAATACAAGAGGCTAAAAAAAGAAAACCTAAAGGTGTTCAATACTTCACTCAAGATACAGAAAATGCTATTAACGAGTATAACTCAACAACTGATTTTGAGTTAAAAGATAAGATATATCGTGAACGTATCCATTATGCTTTCTTTAAATTAACAGAAAATATTATTCATACTTTTAAGTTTTATTATACTGAGGTAGATAATATTCAAGATTTACAACATGAAGTAATAACATTTTTACTTTCTAAAATACATCTATTCAACCCAGCTAAGGGAGCAAAAGCATTCTCATATTTTGGTACTATTGCTAAACGTTATTTAATTATTACTAATACTAAAAATTATAAGAAACGAGTAGATAAAGCACCCATTGAAGAAATTGAATCAAATGAAAATTTCTCCTACAGAATTGATGAAGGTTCATCACAAGATAGATTATCTAATTTCTTAGATGAATATGTCACTTATTGCACATCTAATATTTATACTTTATTCCCTAAAGAAACAGATGCTCAAATAGCAGATGCTATCCTTGAGTTATTCCGTAAGAGAGAGCATATAGACATCTTTAATAAAAAGGCACTGTATATATACATTCGTGAGATTATTGATGCTAAAACCCCTAAAATCACTAAGATAGCCGACAGATTATATAATATATTTAAACAACATTATTATTTTTATCTAGAAAACGGATACACAAATTTCTAATGTTCATATTTATAAATAAAATATTATGAATGGACTAGACAATGTTGTATTTGGTAAAAAAAAATTCTCTGACATATTAGAGGAAATTTATACCAACCAACAAAAGAAAGACAAACAAATATCTATCCTGATATCAGAATTAAAACCACTTGTACAAGAAATAGGTGATGCTACTCTTATTGTTCCTTTGATTAAAGAATACTTAGAAATAAGTGTTAAAAATGATGAACAATTAATTAAGATGGCTACTATCATTCAACGTATTATGAATAACAATGCTGGTCCAAATGATGGTGGTTTTGGTATTTCTGAAGAAGAAAAACAACAGCTACTAGCTGAATTAGATAAATTTAAGACTGAAGAATAATGGCCTCAATTATATCTGGCTTAAATGGTAGTGTATACTCAGCTGCTACTTCAACCACACCAAATACATTCAGTGCTCCTTTAGCTAATTCAAATTTTACATCAGCTAGAGTTAAATCTATCATATTAGATGATACACATGAGTATTTTATTGAATTTGGAGAATGGAGTAGTATAGGAACTATATTTTGGGAACCAATTGACCAGCCATATAGTGGTAGTGGTTATGATAAAAAATCATATGCTTCCCCTATTTTCCCAAATATAAAACATTATCCATTAATTAATGAGATAATATACACAGTCCAATTAACTAGTACTAATATATCTACTAACTTATCAGCGAATAAATACTATTATTTTCCACCACTTAATATGTGGAATAGTCAAATGCATAACGCTCAACCAGGTTATGATGAAGATCCTTCAAATGATGCAGCCCAAACAGTTGATTATAATGCTTCTTTTCAAGGTGAAGTAAGACAAATACAAGATAATAGTTCTGAGATATTTTTAGGTAAAACATTTGTTGAAAATGCTAGTATATATCCTTTATTACCATATGAGGGTGATATTATATATGAAGGAAGATGGGGTAACTCAATACGTTTAGGTTCTACTGTAAAAAATGCTAATAAACCTAATGATTGGTCTTCTGTAGGAACAAATGGAGATCCTATCTTTATATTAAGAAATGGTCAAACTAGTACATTTGAGTATCCTTGGGTCCCTCAATTAGAAAATATTAATAATGATTCATCATCTATTTATCTTACTTCTACTCAACAATTACCTTTATTCCCATCTAGTAACATACAAGATTCATTTGCGAAATCAACAGCACCAGAGTCTGTATCGCAATACTCTAAAAACCAAATAATACTAAACTCAGGTAGATTAGTATTTAATGCTAAAAGTGATTCTATAATATTAGGAGCTAATAAATCTATTCATTTAACATCTAATGATACTATAGGAATAGACGGAGGTAATCAAATAACATTATCTGCTCCTAAAGTATATTTAGGTTCATCACAAGGAACAGAAGGAACTCAAATTCAATCTGTTGTACTAGGAGATAGATTAAACTTATTGTTAGGTGATATAGCTATATTTTTAGGAACTTTAAGTATATCATTTGCTGGGGCTACTGATCCCTCTATAAAAGCCATATCAGCTGATGCTTTTACATTAAGTAATCAAATATTAAATGAGGTTAATGGGGGAAATTTACTTTCTAAAAAAGTTAAAACAGCATAATGGATAATATATTATATATAGTACAAGGTACAATTATTGATAGATATGGGGATGCTATTAAAGGAGTAACTGTCACTATTAAATATGAATTACTTCAATCTACCACTACTAGTGATATATCAGGCCAGTTTGTATTTGACTCAAATACAACTCCATTTATTAAAGGTATAGATAATTCTTTAATAACATTAACTTTTGATAAAGAAAATTTTAAACAACAAACTGTTAATCTACCACCACCAGCAATTGTACCATCAGAAACAGTACCTAGTATTGAAGGTCCAACTAGATTAAATGTTATTGATGATGTTTTTTATATTTATAAAGTAGGAGATAAAGAATTTAGAAGCCAAAATAATAGTGTAGCTCAATCTAAGGCTACCACTTATTGGAATAATTTAAGATTAAATCAAAATAAACAAATAACTGATTTATCTGGAGGAGATGAAGTACAATTAGAAGACGCCCCTCCTGCTCCACAAACAACTATTTCAGGAGTAGTTCTAGATGAAACTGGTAAACCTCTACCAGGAGCAACAGTTAATATTATTTCTTCTCCAGCCAAACCAACAGCCTCAGATATTACTAATTTAATCTCAAATGTAACATCTCCAAATGTTAGTGATGTAATAGCGAATCCTCCACAATTACCTGAGCCAACAACCCCAATAAATGAAACTTTAACAACTAAAGAAGATGGAACATGGGAATATAAAGTCCCAACTACTAATGTTGAGTCTAAAGAATTATCTATTACTTTTTCTAAAGATGAAAAAGAATTAAAAACAATAACTAACCCACAACAAACTTTATTTATCCCTGAAACTAATGTAACTACTATAGAAGTACCTCGGATAACTTTACTTACCCCACCAGATATATCTTATACTGAGTCTAAAAAAGTTGAGCAAGAAGTAAAAACTGAAGAAAATAAAACATTAAGAGAACAAATAGATATTAATCTTCCACCACAAGATAAATTAGTTAATAGTATTAATTTAAAAAAAGAAGATATAAAACGACTATTAATTCCATTTGTTATAAGTTTACTTATTCCTTTTGGAGCAGCTGCTGTTCAAGGTATAACATCAAAACTTCCTATTGACCAAATTAAAAGTTTAGTCAAATGTCCTTCAGCCGCATTTATCACTAATTTAATAAATAAACGTAATAAACTAGTAAGACAAATAAATAATATATATAACACTGTTAAATTATTAACATCTGTATTAGCAGGTACTACAATAGTTATAACTGCGATACAAGTTGGTATTAATGCTATAGGACTAATACCATCCCCACCAGGAGCACCAGGGGGAGCAGTAGTAGCCGCTGGTAAATTATCTAAAGCTTTAGAACAAGCTCAAATAACAGTTAGTGTTTTAACTTTATCTTTAGCGTCTTTTGGTGTGATATTAGGTACAATAATAAACTTACTAAATAGTTTAGATATTATATTACAATTTTGTGCTCAAGATAATAACATGGATTTTGAACAAATAAATGAAGAAATTAATTCTTTATCTAACAATACAGTTAAAGTATTACAAAGTGAAGACAATACTTATAAAGAATTTACTTTATCAGTTAAAATAGACCAAACAAATGAAAGTCAATATATTAGACGTTATGCTGTTGCTACTAATAAACAAGGAGTAGATGTACTAAGAACAGACTCTTCATTCGCCTCAGATCCAACTGTATTGATAGATCAATTAAAATTCATAATAGATTCAAATCCTAGCATAACAGCTGAATAATCAAATATTTATAAACATATGAAAATCGACGGACTAAAAAAATTAATTAAAGAAGCAGTACGTGAAGCAATTCAAGAAGAATTAAAAGACATTCTACTTGAAGCAGTTAAATCACCAAAAACAGTAGTACAGGAAACCTATGTTCCTGTTTCACCTTCAACAGTTAATCTTCAACCAAACCATACTACTGTAAATCATGATCTTAAACGTAATTTAAGAAGTATGATTGGAGGTGAATTTGACGCGGTAATTACTGCTAACTCATCACATGCTCAACCATCTTACACCCCACCACCATCAGCTAATACTATGAGTGAAGGATCAAGTTTACCTGGAGGTGAAGTAAGTTTAGATCAAATAATGGGAATAATGAACGCTAAATAATGGCTTATAGAGTACCAAATATAAATCCACTTGATGTAGGACAAAGAGTTGCTATAGGAGTTTCTATTCCTTTTAATCAACCTCAAGTCTTTACTCAAACTTATACTACATCTGATCAAATCAAATCAAATATAATAAATTTTATATTAACATCTAAAGGAGAAAGAGTTCTTAACCCTAATTTTGGTACTGATATAAGACAACAGTTATTTGAATCATTATCACCAACCACAACAGATAATATATCTAGTTTACTAAAAGAAGAATTAAAAACAAACTTCCCATCAGTTTTAGTAAATGAAATCTTAGTTATACCTCAATATGATACTAATTCAATTTTTATAACTATAAATTATTCAATACTAGGGGGCAACCCAAATACTCTTAATATAACATTATAATGGCTGAAATTAGAAATATCACATATTTAAATAAAGATTTTAATCAATTTAGAAATTCTCTTATTGATTATGCTAAAACTTATTTTCCAACATCATATACTGATTTTAGCCCTTCCTCTCCAGGAATGATGTTTATGGAAATGTCCGCTTATGTTGGGGATATAATGTCTTTTTATCTTGATAATCAAATTCAAGAAAATTTTATTCAATATGCTAGACAATCTGATAATTTATATGCTTTAGCATATATGTTAGGTTACACACCTAAAGTAACATCAGTTTCAACAGTAGATATAGATATATATCAAAAAATACCATTAGTAGGAGACCTCCCAGATTATTCATATGCATTTTATGTAGCTGAGAATTTATCAATCCAATCACCACTACAATCTGCTGCTAAATTTTTAATACAAGATACAATTGATTTTGCTTTCTCTAGCTCATCAGATCCTACTGAAGTTACAGTATATGATGCTAATTATTATCTTTTAAAAAAAACTAGAAAAGCAATATCATCTGAAATAAAAACAGAAACATTTTCATTCACAACACCTACATCATTTCCAACAGTGGAAATAAATAATTCTAACATAATAGGAATTTTAGATATAACTGATAGTGATGGGAATACTTGGTATGAAGTTCCATATCTAGCCCAAGAAATGATTTATGACACTATTAAAAATACTAATATAAATAATCCTTCATTGTCATCTGATAGTGGAGAAGCACCATATTTACTTCAACTTAAAAAAGTTCAACGTAGATTTGTTACTAGATTTTTAGATAGTACTACACTACAAATCCAATTTGGAGCTGGGACTAATACTAGTAATAATGATGAAGAAGTAACACCTAATTCTGATAATGTAGGATTAGGATTACCTTATAGAAAATCAAAACTTAACACAGCATTCTCCCCAGCTAATTTCTTATTTACAGATACTTACGGAATAGCTCCTTATCAAACAACTTTAACTGTTAGATATTTGGTAGGTGGAGGAATTCAATCTAATGTTGGAGCTGGTACATTAAGTGTTATTAATAATAAAGAATTATTTAAATTCCAAAATAATAACTTAGACCCAATATTATCTAATGCTATATTTAATAGTGTAGCTGTAACCAACCCATTAGCTTCTAATGGTGGTGGAGCTGGTGACACAGATGATGATTTACGTTTAAAATCAATGGGTTCATTTACAACCCAACAACGAACAGTTACGCAAGATGATTACTTAGTACGAGCATTATCTTTACCTTCAAATTATGGTAATGTAGCTAAAGCATACATTGAGTCAGAAAAAATATCTAATTTACTACCTGGGGAAACTCCTTCAATATTAAATTTATTCATATTAACATATGATATCAACAAACATTTAATTCTATCCTCCCCAGCATTAAAACAAAATCTTTCAACATATATATCTCAATATAGAGTGATAAATGATTCAATCAAAATTAAAGATGCATTTGTAATTAATATAGGTGTAGATTTTGAAATAATTGTTTTACCTAACTATAATAGTAATTTAGTAATAGCAGATTGTATAGTAAAACTTCAAGATTATTTTAATATTGATAAATGGCAAATTAATGAACCTATAATATTGCGAGATTTATATGTGCTTTTAGATAAAGTAAATGGAGTCCAAACAGTTAAAAATATCAGTATTGTTAACAAATACGGCTCAGCTTTAGGTTATTCTAACTATTCATATGATGTTACTGGGGCGACAGTTAATAATGTTGTTTATCCATCATTAGACCCAATGATATTTGAAGTTAAATATCCTAATGTTGATATTAAAGGTAAGGTTGTAACATTTTAATATTTTATATTTATAACAAATGGCAGTATACAAATTATTCCCTTCCCAAGACGCAACAATATATTCTAGATATCCTAATAAAAACACAGGATTAAATGAAATATTATCTGTAAGTATTGAGGACGCTCAAGATAGTGGTAATACCCAAGCTGCTAGAACTTTAATACAATTTTCATCTACAGAAATAGCGGATGTTATTACTAATAAAGTAAGTGGATCTACTTGGAGTGCTTCACTAAGAGGATTCATAGCTGAAGCTAATGGGTTAAATTTTGATACTACTTTAGAAGTATATGCTGTGACAGGTTCATGGAATATGGGTACAGGAAAATACTCATACTCCCCAGAATATACTAATGGAGTAAGTTGGTATGATAGATTATCTTCAGGTAGTGGAGCATGGAGAACAGCGGGTTTTCCAACAGGAGTAACAGGATCATATGGTTCCGTGAGTGGTGGAGGTAACTGGTATACTGCCTCTTATACGCAGTCATTTTCATACTATGATGATAAAGATATAAACATAAATGTTACACCTATTGTTAGAAGTTGGTTCTCTGGGTCTATAGCTAATAATGGATTTCTTATTAAACAATCTGTTGAATTTGTAGATAATCTTTTATATAATATCAATTTAGATTATTTTTCAAGAGATACCCATACTATATATCCTCCACAATTAGAAATAAAATGGAGAGACTACTCATTTAACACAGGTTCATTAACTGAACTAACCACACTACCAGCTACAATAGCTATAGATGAAAACCCAGGTACATTTAATCCTGATAGTATAAATAAATTTAGAGTAAATAGTAGACCTGAGTACCCAACTAGAATATTCTCAACATCTTCTTATTATACTCAAAATTATTATTTACCTACAGCCTCATATTACGCTATTAAAGATACATACACAAATGAATATGTAGTTGATTTTGATAATCAATTTACTCAATTAAGCGTGGATGCTAATGGAAGTTATTTTACATTATATATGAATGGTCTAGAACCTGAAAGATATTATAGTATTTTAATTAAAACTATTATAGATAACAATGTTTTAATATTTGATAATGATTACACTTTTAAAGTAATAAATGGCTAATTATACCTTAAATAAAACAGTTTATAATAGAAGAGAATATCTTAATGTTATTGATACTTCTTTTACTCAAATCACTCCTACTATACCTGTAGAAGATACAATAACTGTTGAACAATTTTTCCAATATTACAGTAAGATATTTTATGACATCCCAGCTGAGGGAAATACTAATTCTCATGCTTATTTAGTGAAAACAAGTGGAGACTATATAAATACTTCTAATACAAATGAAGATATACAATTATTATTAGATGAAATTACAGTATTAAGACAACAATTATTAATAATTGAACAACAAAACTTAAACTTACAAATTTCTTCTAGTGTACAAAATATATAAAAATGGCTGTAGATATAATTGACCTTTCTTCTCCAACACCTTATTCTTCAAATGATGAAGCGTTAATTTCATCACAGATTATAACTTCTTCTTTTGATCCGGCAACAGATTATATAGAGTATATTATAACTACACCGAATAATTCATTCCAGACAGTAGATTATAAGTATACTGATTATTCATTCCCAACAAATGGAACAGTAATTTCATCATCAGTAAGTGATATTATAATCAATCCTGATTTAGATTTAGGATCTAGAGGATTTGACAATGGTGAATATAATGTATATTATAATTTTTATAAAAATGAACTTGGTTCTTCATATGATAACCAATCATTTTTTATTAAATCTATCTCACCAGATAGAACTGAAGTTGTAATCCGTAGTACAAATCCAAATAGTGATTTAGTAACCCAAGTAAATTCTTTTAAAGAATCATTATTTAATAATGTTTTATATTTTGAAGATTTTTATTTAAATTTTGGAAATAATGTTTTAACTGTAGCTAATAATATAGCTATTGATTCTACTACTTTTGATATAATAATTAATTTATATAATCCACTTCCTAATAACATCGGTATTACTGTTCCATTATGGATAGTAACTAAAATAGCTGATTCATTAGTATTTGATATATCAATTACCCCTACTCCTGTAACTCCAACATTAGTATCTTTTGCTTTAAAAGGTCCTAACCTTAATTTAGATACTAAAGATTTAATAAATAATTCAACACCTTATACTAATTATAATGATCTCATTACTAGCTCATTATTATCTACTCAATATTCCCAATTAAATAATTTAATGTCTTCATCTGGGATAGAAATTAGTGTTAATTATACTGATTTTTCAAATTTTATCCATTTCTCCTCAGCTGTACAAAGAATAAAAAACTTTCAATATAAAGTAACTCAAATATCTTCTTCTCAAGCTGAAATAAATGTTATTAACTCTTCATTCTCAGGATACGATACCTCAAGTAATACTAGTATTTTAACAAATCAAATTAATAATATAATTGATAATTTTGATGGGTATGAATATTATCTATATTATGGAACAGGTTCATATTCATGGCCTAAGTCTACCTCAACAGTTCCATATACTCTATACAGTCCAACCTCAGCCCAAGTAATTACTTGGTTAGGAGATGATGACCTAAATAACCCATCAGGAATTTTAGGAAGCGCATCTATATTTGATGACCAAAACTCAGATTATTTACTTTATACAATTCCTGAGTATCTTAGAGATGATCCACAAAATGACCCATATAAGTTATTCATTGATATGGTGGCTCAAAACTATGATAACATTTGGATTTATTATAAAGATGTGACTAATTTATATCAAGCTGATAATAGATTAGATTATGGTATTTCTAAAGATTTAGTAGCAGAAGCATTAAGATCATTCGGTGTTAAACTATATCAAAATAACTTTTCATCAAACGATTTATACTCAGCATTCTTAGGGTATGGAGCTAGAAACCCATTAACTACACCTACATTACCTGTAACAGCTAACTCAGGCCAAGAATATATTAATAGTTATATTACATCTTCTTATGACGCATCTGTGATGCCATTAGATGATATTAATAAAGAAGTATATAAACGTATTTATCATAACTTACCTTATTTAGCTAAAACTAAAGGTACTATACCTGGTTTACGTGCTTTAATAAATTGTTTTGGTGTACCTGATACTATATTAAGAATCAGTGAATTTGGAGGTAGAGATAAAGATACTTCTACTTATGATTATTTTGATCAACAGTATAATTACACTGCTGTTGCAAGTAGCTCAGCTATAATCTCAACCCCATGGTTTTTAAATACTGTGTGGAGTGCTAGTATTAACCAATTCAAAGCCTCATCAGTACAATTTAGATTTAAAACAAGTGATTTTGATACCGGGTCAAATTATCAACTTTGGAATTTATCCTCATTACTTGACCCAACAAATTACCCTTCAGCTTCATTAGTTATTAAATATAGTGGATCAGGTTTAACTACAGGTTCATATAGTGGCTCAATTGTAAACCCATATTATCAACATGCTTATTTAACATTTTACCCAGATACAACTAATATTACAAATACAGCTAGTGTGTATTTACCATTTTTTGATCATAATTGGTGGTCAATTATGATTAATAAATTTGAAAATACTTATACATTGTATGCTGGTAATAAATTATATTATGATGGATATGATGGTAATCAAATAGGATACTTAGCTTCTTCTTCAATCACATCATCTGTAAATTTTTGGACTGAATCATTCACCTCCACTTCAACATTTTTATCTTCATCTGTTAGTTTAGGTGGAACAACATACAATAGATTTACAGGTTCACTACAAGAAATAAGATATTGGATTAAAACAGGAAGTGTAGATTCATTTAAAGATTTTGTAATGAATCCCCAATCTATAGATTATTCTGGGGAAGTTTTATATGATGATTACTTAGTATTTAGATTACCTTTAGGAGGAGACTTATATACTAACTCAGGCTCAGTACATCCTAGAGCTACTGGATCTTGGGCTTCAACAAGCTCATTTATAGCTTCTAATAACGCAACATTAACTAATGTTACTTTTACCCCTAATATAGAAACTAGATTCTTAAACTCTCCTATTATAGGTTTAAGAGGTAGAGTAACAGATAAAATACAAATTGTATCTTCTAGTTTACCTACAGGAAGTGTATTATCACAGTATACTAGCCTAGAACAAAATTATCCATCATTAAATAGTGAATCACCTGATGTTAATTTATTAGAAGTAGCATTCTCACCTCAAAATGAAATTAATGATGATATTATAGATTCATTAGGATATTTTAATATAGGTGAGTACATTGGTGATCCAAGACAAGTATCTTCATCTGCTACTTCATATCCTGATTTAAATGCTTTAAGTAATAATTTCTTTCAAAAATATTTTGCTACATATAATTTATTTGATTATATAAGATTAATTAAATATTTTGATAACTCATTATTTAAAATGATTAAAGATTTTGTTCCCGCAAGAACAAGTCTTACATCTGGTGTAGTTATTAAACAACATCTATTAGAAAGAAATAAGTATCCTCAACCACAAGTTGATAATACTCAATATCAAAATGCAACTACTTATTCATCAAGTTTAGGATTAAGTAGTTCATATAATTATGGAGAAGATTTAACATATAGTGGTTCTATTGACACTGCTTTTATAACTGGTAGTACTGGAGGAACATTTAACCAATATAATGTACTTTCACCTAATCAAGATTACCCTTTTATAATAAGTGGTTCTAATTTTTATGTGACATCATCTGATATCTTAAATTATTATGTTATTTCATCTTCAAATGCAAGTATAACAACTAATAACCCAATAAATAACAATTTTTATTGGGATCCAAATAGTGGTGAGATAATTACCTATTTTTACGGTGACATACAACTATTTGCATCTGGAAGTAATTCTGGGGGTGGTAATACATTTACAGTTTATTTATCATCATCACAACAGGGTACATTAGTTTCTTCTAATGAAGGATCTCTAACTTTTAATATCACATCATCTATATCTTGTTCATATGGTGAAAGATTTTCACTTTGGATTAAAAATTTAAATGTCCCACTTAATATACTTTACCCACAATTTGGTTTAACATATATTAACCCTTACTCAAATCAGACATGGCCTCAATATTATACTGGATCAACTGGGGTGTCTACCATAATCCATTCAACACAAGATGAGTTTTATAATGGAGAATTACCAGGAACAGAATATATTGTAACAAATGGAGAATTAAATGATGCTAATGATTTTAAATATCCTACTACTTTTGAAGTATATTATGACCCAACATTATATCTAAGTAATATAACTCCACTAGAAAGCTTTTTAAATATTAATACTTCACCAAATCAAGGTGAAATATATTTATGGTATGATACCGGAAGTACAATTAACCCATCAATTACACCTGGAGCCCCAACAGGCGGAAGATAATTAAAATAAGCAACTATGCCAGATTACGGATTTACAGTTAACGAAGGTGTCAAATATATTAAAGTTAATAGATACGATTCAGGAGGATTAGATAGATCTGATTACTTAGAACAGTTACAAACTATTACCCTAATATATCCTGATAGAGGATCAGTTTTATATCCTATTTTAACTACTCAAGAACAAGCTAATTTCTACTTATATGGGATATCAACTACTGAGGCTACGTCTTCTAAAGGAAATATCAATAATTATAGTGTTACTAGTTCAAAAGCAAATCTTCAACCTCCAACTATTGGTAATCTTATAAAAGTAAGAAATTATAGTACTACAAATGGAAATAACCTAGGATACTTTGACGCTACTACAGGTGTATATACTTTTGGAGACACTCCTAATATACCAGTTAAAGTTAATGTAAATATATCAAATGTATCTAATGCTGCTACAACTCATAGTATTTACAAAAACTCAACTGGCACATCTTATACAACATTAAACCCAGTTGACCCTGATAATTTATTAGGATTAGTTATAGGTAATGGTAGTATTGATATAACATTAACTGGAAGTTTATCATTAACAGAAACAGAAACTTTAGCTGTATATACTTATAATTTTAGTAATTCTGCTAGTGCTACTGTTAGTATGAGTATATATAATGTTACTCCCCAATTTGATGGCTCATCATCATTATCAATATTTGACCCAGATGCTCTTAATTTTGATTACAATGACTATAATCCATTATTAGACAATGCAGAAACGCCTCAATATTCTAATATATGGATGGATGTAGATTATTCTCAAAATCCCTTGGTTCCTGTCAATTTTGGTCTTATCATATCTGGAACAGCAGATAGAGCTTTTGTTCAAGACTCAAATTATAATTCAAAAGCATGGTCTAATTTGAGATATAACGGTAGTAGAACAAATTCATATAGAACAATATAATATGTCAGAAAATTTATATAGTGCAAATATTCAAGGAGATTTTAATACTCTTACCAATGATGGAAGTGGATATGGTGCCCTACCAGCTGCTGAAAAAAATCAAACATATTTTGCTTACTTTAGTAGTGTAGGAGGAACAGGTCCTGAACTTATAGACCAAACAGCTTATTTTGTAAAATATTTAATTGATGCTCAAGGTAATGTGGTTACTCCACAACCTAATTCTATTGATGTATTAAATTTAATACAAAATTTTGAGGCTGGGAAAATAGTAAATGTTACAAGTCTAGAAGGAACAACATTATTTAATTCATTATTAGGAACTAAAACGGTTACTGATATAGGAAGAATAGAAACTATTCTAACTTCAGAAACAGGTTCTGGAAGAAGAGATTATATTACAACAATGAGTTTTTCTCAAGGAGGAACATCATTACAAACATCTTTTATTCCTGACTTTTCATTCTCAGCTAAAAAAGTTAATACAAGTACTATAACAGCTACAACTTTTACAACTGTAGATTATCCATATGAATTATTTGATCCATCATCTAGTTATAATAACTCAACATACACTTATACTTTTTCAACTAGCTCATATGATTATAGCACTAAAGTTGTTTTTAAAGCTAGTATGTTAGTTAGTGGATTAAGTGCTAGTGAAGTACTATATATGCAAATAATAGAATCTACTGATAATTTTGTAACATCTCAATCATTAGATATAGAAGTTGCTTCACCTGGAGCTAATTTTTCAAATTCAACTACTCCACCACTCCAAAGTATTATAACAACAGAAGAAGGTAAAATATATAGAGCGCAAGGTGGTTTATCTAACTTAGGTTATTTAAATTACATACAAACTTTACCTCAAACATTTGAAAGTGGATCACGAATAAGAGTAAGATACAAGTTAGAATCATTAAGTCCCTTTTCACCATCCTTGTTATTAGTTGGTTCTTCTCCTAACACATTAAATACTTCTTTTGTAGCAACTACTAATTATTCTAATGCTTTAGAAGTAGAAGCACCATACTGGGTAGCTCTAAGTTACCCAACATCATCTAATGTTACTCAATCTTTAATAACTTCTGTAAAATTAACTAATATACTTAATCCCCAAAGTGATTATACACAAATTAATCCAACATCATCATTAGGATTTAGTACCATCTTTTCTCCATCATATTTACTTCCTGGTGATTATATACGTTTTGAATATGATAAAACTAAAATGTCAAAAATATACAATGTTAGTACATATACAATAGGAAGTGTAGGTTTAGCTCAAATAGATATAATGCCACCAGTTCCATCAGGTTCTATTCTAGATCACTTTACAGTATTTAGAATAAACCCAAATGCAGGTAATCAAATAATACTAAACGTGCCTAAACCCACAGGTACAACAGGTCAACAATTAACTGGTTTTATTAAACCTCAATATGCTTCTCAAGAAATAGAAGACAATTTTACAACTATAATACAAAAACTTGCCGCAGAAGGCTTATTAACATAATATTTATAATAAATTATATATAAAAAATGGGATATTTAAATAACCAAATTATAACAGTTGATGCTATCTTAACTAAAAAAGGTAGAGAACTATTAGCTAAAAACGACGGCACATTCCGTATTACTCAATTTTCATTATCTGATGATGAAATTGATTACACACTTTATAACCCAAATAATCCTTCAGGTTCTGCTTATTACGGTCAAGCTATTGAAGGTATGCCATTATTAGAAGCATTCTCAGATGAAACTCAAATAATGAAATATCAACTTACTACATTACCTCGTGGTACAGCTAAAATGCCTATTCTTAATATTGGATATACTAATATAGTATTGAAACAAGGAGCTTCACTTTCAATTACTCCTCAAACATTAAACTATTTAGGTGGTTCACAAACTTATGAAGCATCAGGATATAACTTTACTATTGGTGATGTTAGAACAATGAGTGTATTTAATGGTGTAGGTATTAACACAACACAAGCTACCTCACTAAATTCAACAACTACCTTAGGAACTAATGTATCTAAAACAGTAATTGGTACTACATTAAACATGGCTGGTACTACTATTAATACATTGTTTGGTAACCAAACACAATTACAAACTGTATTAATAGTAACAGGTAGAGATAGCGGAGCAAGAGTAACTATTCCAATCACTATAACAAAAGTTAGCTAATAAAAATATTATAAAAAATGTCATATAAATCATTAGACCCTCAAGACTTCTTAGTTAGTGCCGATAGTGTAACAGCTCCATGTTGGACTAATTATGTTTCTCCAATAACCGCACTATATACATCATCTGTACAAATAGCAGGGACATCAGGTAATTATTACTTAAATGTGTATAATGCTAATCCTTCTACAGATACCTCAGCTGAAATCCAATTTAACATAGCTTATGGTAACATAAATGGATCAGGCTCATTATTATATAATGCTGGTATAGATGGGTTATCTCCTTCAAGAACAGTATATGGTCAATTCCGTAATTTAATTTATGGGGATGAAAATACTAATTTTTCATTTTCAACAGTTACCCCAGCCCAACAAGATTTTTATTCTATTACTATTGATAGAGCAAGATTTAAAGAATCATTATTCCCAGGTTCATTAAATTTAACATTATATTCTGCTTCTAGAAATATTACTTTAACAGATAATAGTTTAGACACAACCACAGTTACATACTGTGATGCAGGGCGAGTATTCCAAATTGTATCAGGAAGTGATGGAGCAGCAATAACAACAGCAAATAGTGCTCCTGGAGCTATTAGTGCTGGTATGACTATATCTGGGTCATATGGTTTATTCCTCCCAGACATTGGAACTATTATACTAAATGCCCCAGCATTAGATTTATCATTTGCTAATGGAGGTATTGCTTTAAATACTCTAAGAACATCAAATACTAATACAAATAATCCAACCCGTTTATTTTCAACATCATCTGGTAGAATAGGATTAACTACAGGATCTATAACAAGTAGTTTCTCATTAAATAGTAATGAAACAATTACTTCTGATTTTGTATTTTGTAGAGCAAGAAACGCTGAATTTAATTACACTG